AACTTCAGATCGTCAATCTCATCCTCGCGGGACTCAGACAGCGCCGATATTGCCATATCCAAGCGGCTGCGGGCGGTTGCTAGTATGTTGGAGTCGTCATCCTTCTTACCACCACCATTGGCTACGTTGCCCGCCGCCACCATGCCGGTGTAGTCAGCCATTATTTTTTACCTTTTGGGGCTGGGGCGCTGCGCTTAACGGCGTAAGCAATTGCCACGGCCTGCTTGACCGGCTTGCCGGCGGCAACTTCGGCTTTCACGTTCTTACGGAAAGCCTCGGGTGTTTTGGATTTAACAAGTGGCATTATTTTTTCTTCGCCGTTTTAGCCGAATCTTTAAAATCTTTGGCCGAAGGCGCAGCCTTGCTGCCAGGGTTGTTCATCTTCTCTTTGCTGCCCGCTGCGATGCGTGCTTGCTTGGCGTGAATTGCGGCATACAAGCCGGGTTTAGTAGCCATAATTAACACTTCCATCGTTTAAGGGCAGCTTTAGCGCGTTCGCCATCTTTGGCGTTGGCCGCTACAGCGCCCATTCTTGCACAAAATGAATCCTTGCGGCCCTGGTCTGCCTTGGTCTTGGGATTTGGGGCTGGTGGTTTAAGATTAGAGCCGGTTGCGGCATTGTACTTTTCGCGTCCCTTGGCCGTCAGGCCAGCGCCTTGGGATGTGGGCAGCTTCTCGCCTCGTCCAACAGATAGAGATACTTTTTTCATGAGCCCATCCATGAAGTGTTTGAACTGCTGCCCTGCGAATTAATCCTGCGGGCCGGCTCAGTATACTCGCGGTGAGCAACAGGAAAAGCAAACGTCACGCACAGCGCGTCAGCGGCGTCTGGTGATGCTAACCCTCTTGCTCTCATCTCTTTTTTCCCCTCTAGGAAAATAGTACCCGAAGAATCCGGCCTCTTGGCAGGCCCAGTTAAATCTGCCCGTAACTGTCTGTCAGTAGGAATACTAGCAGATTTTAACCAGTTCCTCATATCATTCCACATTTCAGCGCGTTTATTGCCAAACGCAATCGGGTGCTTGGCCTTATTGCCAAAGTTAATCCCTCGCACTTTGTAGCGTTGCTCGGTCAGCCGGTCAAGTATCCCGTACCCCAGCCCTCCCTCGTCAATCACCGTCAAGGTCGGCTTGTATTCCTCAATGGCCTCAATCACCCTTCCCACTATGGTCATAGTATCTTCACCCTGGTAACGCTTGATGGCCACCAGGTCGCGCCCCTGCCTCACCACAATCACAGTTGCGTCGGCGCCGCCCCTGGCCGGGTCAACCCCCACAATAATGGGAGCTGTCATATCCTTGTACTTGGGCCTCTTCATGGCATCATCAACCAACGTCGGCCCAATAAACTGGTCTTCCCCTGCCGAGGGGAACTCGCCGTAAACCTCAATCTTGGCCTGGCTGGAGTTCTCCCCATACTCAGCAATGATCTGCTCGTACACCGCCTTGTCAGTATCCTCCACCGTCCTAGCGTCCACCACTCGAGACTTCCAAAACGCCCTCTTGGCGTTAAAGCACTCAAAGAAGTACCCGCTGTTGCGCCGCGGGTTGGAGAACGCAAACCAGTACCTGTCAGGCGTGTTCTCGGTAAAGAACCCAGTGCCCACATCCCAGATCGCATCTGGTATGCCGCTGGACTCATCAAAGATCAGCATCATGCCGTCCTGGTTATGCACACCAGCGTAACTATCAGGATTCTCCTCCGACCACAGCTTGCCCTCGCAGGCCCAGTACCTGGTGCCCTTCTTCAAGTCCTTCTCAACAATGTCTGTTAACCATTTGGCCGGCACCAGCTTGGTCGCGCTAATCTCCCACCAGTGCGAGTTAATCAACATTGCTGACCACTTGGTAAGTTCAGCCCAGGTCACCGACCGCAACTGATTCTCTGAGTTTGCGCTCACCACTACCGAGCCGCCAATGCGGGTGGTCAGCATCCAAAGAACCAACCAACTAACAAGCGCTGACTTGCCAATACCTCGCCCGCTGGATACTGCTGCCCTAATAGTGTCAAAGTCAACCTTGCCCTGCTGCGCCTTAATGTGCTCAGTCACATCTCTAAGCACTTCCCGCTGCCACTTCCTCGGGCCAGTAAACCGTGCCAGCGGCGTGTTCTTCACTCCCCATGGGAAAGCGTACATCACAAACGCTTCAACATCGTCCGCAACAGCCGGTGACCATAACTCGGTCATCAGCTTCTGTTCCTCTTCACCTCGGTAGATGGGCAGTTGCATAGTTAAGCCATTTGATTGGCAAGTTCGTTTTGCATTGATGCCAATGGTTGACCTTCTTTAACTGCTTTACGCATCTCTGGCGTGATGTCAAGGTAGCGCACTGTTGATTTTGTATCTGGTGTTTGGTAATAACTTTTGCCAGATTTTTCAATTGTTCCTTTTTTGCCAATTTCAACCTGACCCACTTTTGCGCCGTACTTCTTGCCTTGCTTTTCAAGAAAAGCAGGGTAAACCTCATCGTAATATTTCTTCATTCCCTCGCCGCCAATGGTAAGGTCATCGCCCCTAATAACGCCGTCTTTTTTCTCAGCAATTTGTTTTGCCATTGGCTTGCCTAAAACTTCTTCTACTGTTTTTCCTTGTGCTGAACCATCAATAAATTTTCCGTCTTTTATAGTTCCTGAAAATGTATTTTGTCCATTCTTTTTTGCATTAACAATAATTTGATCTTGTGTGCCAATAGGATTAAAATTAATCTCATCCACATTCTGCCGCAATTCATTAGAAAATCTATCAATTTGCTGCTTACCCGTTGTCAATCCAATCCTGTCATAACCCTTGTCCACAGCTTCCTTAATTGCTCTCTTTAACGCAAGCTGATGCCAAGTGTCCTTGAAGGGGGCGTCGGGAACGCCTTCACTAATTGTTCTCTTATGTGTTTCATATTTGATGTCTACTTGATTTTTCCAACCAACATCAATAGATGCTTCAGCTTCTTTTTTTGTATTACCATAACCTAATGGAATTTTTTGCCCATCTTTGGTTTCATAGTAGGCCATAAAAGACTCTTCAAATTTAGGCCCATACCCCTTCTCCCGCCCAGCCTGATGCCAATCGGACTGCACCTCTTCAATCAACAGCATCTTCTTGCCATCAGCATCAATCCGGTCATTAACCCTCATGTGGGCTAAGACGTTGGGTTCGTTAAAGTGGGAGGATTGGTATGTTTGCGATCCAATTTGATTTTTTAACTCTTGTGCTTTAGTTTCCGCTTGATCTCTAAGCCTTCTGGAATCCGCAACTCTTTGATACAAAGCACTTACGCTTGGATCGCCAGGGTTTAATTCGCTTGCGGCTTTCCATTGCTCCATTAAATCAGCAGTTTGCCGCCTCAAGTCACCCGCCGCTATTTGAGCAGCATCTAACTCAGACTTTCCGCGAACGGGCGTAGTCAGCAAAATCTCACGATAGTTGTCACCACCTGGCAGTTGATAACGCCCGTATTTGGTAGGTGTTGGTTCTGGAATTTTATAAAAAGCATCGGCTTCAGCATCACGCATTTCTTGCAGTTTTCTTAAACGATTATCTGTGCTTTGCAAAACTGCTCTGGGCGTGTCATATCCAAAAGAATCTATATCCTTGTACAACGCCTGTATCTGCGTCTCATACTTGTCAAAAATAGCCTTACGCTTGGCTATGCCTACTGGGTCTTCCGTAATAGCACCACCTAACTGCCTTTCCTGCACATTAACCCGATTGTTCTGAATAAAGTCTTGCACCTCTTGGCGCGTCACATTAGGCTTATCCTTCAAAAACTCATCCAACCCCATAGCCTCTATTTCGTACTTCTTAACATCTTGACCCTTCATAAGATCATTAATAAAAGATGCACCAGTACCAGACTTGCGAGGAAGGTTCAATGCCTGCTGCTCCACCGCACTGTAAAAACCAAGCGGCGATACCTCTGCTTTTGGCCTTATCAAAGCCTGCGGTAATTGATTTACGCTAGCCACACTAGCACCCTCAACAGGCACAATGCTCGGCATCATGCCCATGCGCTGCATATAACCCTCGGCCAACTGCCCAGCTTTAGGCGCCACAAACCGCCCTGTTGCCATCGCCGTTTGCCTAGCAACCCTAGCCGCTTGCAACGCCTCCATTGGTGTTATCGGTACAAACGAACCAACCCGATTAGCAGCTTGGCCCAACGGGTTGTCGGCTGCTGGCGCTAACGGCAAAGTCTTTAGCAACTGCTCAGTCCCATACGGCACTTGCGTTGGCTGCTCGTAATCCGTCTGACCAAACATCTCCATCGGCAATGGTGTTCTCACCATGTTCAGAACATCACTCGGAAAACCCAACATTCCGGCAAATCTGCCACGCAATACATCAAGAGGCACATTAGCCGCATACTCGCGCATCTGTGGCGTGTCCTGCCTAAACTGACCCGCCGCCAATCTGCTGTAGTCCAACGGCACAAACGAATCTAATGAGCCGCCACGCTTACCAATGCCACCAGGGTAAGCCAAGCTGTTGCTCGGTTGCGGGGCTAGTGCGTTTGTGTAGACGGGCATAGGTGTGTTTTTACCACAGTTTTATAAAATAAAAAATTGTGCGTGGACGCACCGTTTCCGTGGCCATTTGCCGCCGGCCCTACCCCGGGGAGTCGGGCGGGGCAGGGCCAGCGGACGGGGCCGGCGGGCAGAGTTATCCACAGGTACTGCACAGGCAGAACAACTTAACATAATGCCCGTCGTATAAAGTAGAGCAGAATCAGACAGGGTTATCAACAGGACGCGCAACCACATCGGTCACGTTGTCCAGCGTCAGCACCCGTGCCTTGGCTGC